AAATTCCCTGCCGCTATAAATGATTTGCCTGAACCTGATTCACCAGCTAAAACAGTAACCTTACCTAGCGGTACACCTTTATGGAAGTCACCACTAATAAGATAATTGAGTGCAAAGTTTCCTGTACTGATCCAATCAGTTGGATCATGAAAACCATGGCTCATGCCGGTAATAGATTTAGTTAAGTTTTTACGAAACTTAGAAACGTCGAATACTTTATTGGTCATTATATCTCCTTAATCCAAATTAATAAGGGGGACCTAAGCCCCCCTTAAAGTTTTACTTACTTGGCGTCGTTCTGACGGTTGCGGATCATTGCAAGAATGTCTTCCGCTTTATTGTTGTCAGTTTTTGGTGCTTCTGCTGTTTCAGTAGCAACACTTTCAGTTACAGTTGCTTTCGCTACTGGAGCCGGAGTTGCAGTTGGATTTGGAGTAGTTGCTTTTACAGGATCACCTGTACGAGCTGACATTCCCGCTGGGCGGAAATAACTTCCAAATTTCTCCAAGTCGTATGCTTCACCATCAACAGATTTTTCAAACATCTCTTTGATAGCTTCAACTTCTACGTCACCTGGTTTCTTAGGTAAGTAGTCGCTAAGAGTAAACAAGCCATGATCTTCAATTGCTTTATACTCAGCCTCATCCAACGGACGCTCTCTACGAGCCCACGTTGACGTCGAATAGTCTGCATAGCCACCTTTAGAAGTTTTGGAAATTCTAAAGTCTACACCTGCGGTATAGTCTGTTGGCAATTCATTCATGTCAGGATCCATTAATGCACCCTTTATGATTTGAAAAATTTGCGGACCAATGATAAACCTACGAACTGGGTTTTCTGGGGTAGTATCCTCTTTAAGAGGGTTATCAGTTACAAAGCCCTGGAATACATATGAACGTTTTTTCCAATACTTACGTCCCATGTCTTCTAAGTTTTTGTCTTTGAACCAACCACGTACTTCACTTAATACTGGACAAGTTTCGCCATACATTTCCATACATGGTACTTGTACTTGTATAGGTCTAGAATCGGATTCATTCTTAACACCTGCAAACGGAAGTTTGATCATCAAACGTTCCTGCCAGAAGAAAGTATTATTTTCATCTGCGTCGGGTAAGAAACGAATCGTTGCCGATTCTCCTTCTTTCAAGTTCCAAAATGGGTAAATGGCGTTGTCGCCGCCGGAACCACCTGAAGAGCGGTTCTCTTGTTCTTTAAGTTTTGCACGAATTTCTGCTAATGTAGCCATAATTATAAGCCTCCTTTAATTTTAAGCCTTCGCTGTTTAGTGCCTTTAAGCAGTAGCACATATCGTATATACTACTATCTTTTATTTAGTAAGTCAAGTTCTAGTTTGCCGAAAAAGTGATTTATACGCCTGCTAAACTTTTTATGCGTTCCATTTCACGGTCTTGACCATGAAATAGTTTTATAATCATCTGTTCTGCAAATGGTAGACTTCTCTCACCAAATTCTTTTTCGACAGCCGTTAATACCGCTGTCTCGCCTTTTGGAAATTTATTAGTTGTGTAATCATAATAACTTTTGATTAACTCTTCTAATCTTTCCGATGGTTTTTTGTTGTCGCCTTTTTCTTTATCTCGTTCTGCGCCTTTTTGTTTTACAATCTTTTTAACTAGTTCTGGATCCATGTAAGTTTTTGGATGATCTAATGGTGCCGCCTCCGCAGGTACTTCTGCTGGTGCTTCTGCTCCACCGTCCATATCGCCTGTATTAACTTGTGACATTACATCTGGTGCGTGTGCTTTAATCCATTTCATTACAAGTGGTCTTACACAAATATCGGAATCTTTTTGTCCAATTTTACGGAACATTTCTTGTAATTTTGGATCATCAATTATTCCTGCTAAACTTTCAATTGCGTTTGCACCATTAACACCTGCTGGAAAATGTTCTCCCATCAAATCGTTAAGTCTTTCAACTGCTTGTGCTTTATCTTCATCTGATCCGTCTGTTAATGAATTTTCTTGTTCGCCAACAATATAAGAAATAGCTTTTTCATATTCTGCTACTGGATCAAAACTTGTTGGTTCCATTTCTTCGCCACCTTTATATAAGCTATGTCCTGGATCTCTTTCGTTATCTCTAGTAGCCATTTTTTTGTTAGCATCTATAGTAGCCTGATGCATTATGTCTTGTATATCATCTTTAATTGGCCATGCATTAGGACCGTCATCAAAATCATGTGAAGTTATTCTACCTGGATTATTTTCATCGTCTACACCACCTTGAATTGATTTAGGATCAACCCTTACGTTGTCACCATCAGCATGAGCTGTGTAACTAATTGTTCCTGGAGCTGTTTCACCGTCGTCACCAGTAAACTCCCAGTCAATCTCGCCTTCGATATCGCTTTGATCTGTTTTCTCAGATAATAAATCTTCTGGATTAAGTTCTTCAACTTTTTTAGAGTCGTTAACAAGTTTATAAATGTAAGGAAATACACTTTTTAATTCTTCATTAAATGATCTAACAGTTAACTCATCAATCCAACTATTAGTAATATCTTCTGGAACTTCTTCTAAAACTTCTTGTTTATAACCTTCAAACGCTTCTTTATAATATGTTTCACGTTGCAATTTTAAACATTCTTTTTTAACAGCTTCTAGTCTTTCGTTAACAACACTAATATATTGTTTTAAGCCTTCTGCCATAACCGCTGAACGATTCATGTATGTTTTAAATTGACGTAACTTTGCTAGTTCTTCACTTAATCCAACAATGTGTTTACCAAAATCATCATAGAGATTACCACCTTCGGAGACGTGACGTGCTAATGCTCTTGCACCATTTAAGTGCCTGTATGGATATTTGTATCTTTCACCATTGTCGCTTTCAATATAAATGCTATGAACGTGTTGGGTTCTTGAACCAGGAATTTCGTGATTAACTGCCTGATTATGTTTTAATACTAAACGAGCAGTTCCAACATCTTCATAGCTTGTTCTACTCGTTCCGTACATTGTTGATTCTCTCATTGTGTTGTCTCCGGAACTAGTTTTCGTTAAGTGTGCATAATCTCGTTTGTCGAGATTTGATTTTGTAATATCGCGTGTATCAAAGTTTAACATATTTTTCTTAGCAAATACTCGTATTTCTTTTAAAAAGTCATACCATCTATTTTTAACATCTTCGTTTTCATTAGTAACAAAATCATTGTTAAATGTTACAGTTACGCCTGAATCTTCACTAATAGTTATGCTTACTTTGCCTAATGTTTCTTCGCCATCTTTAAAATCAAAGTCAAAATACCGTGCTAATTGTGGATCATCAGTAACTACGCCTGTTTCATCCCCCAATGTAATTGATGGGAAACGTCCCCTAATTTTAGCAAATAAATTCTCTGATATTTTGTTCAGTGTGCTCATGTTATTATTTATCTAGGAAACGTTGTGACCATGATCGGCATAGGCGGTACAAAATCTTCATGTTCTTCGTCTGCTTGGTTAAATGTGTCATATACCCTAGGATCCCACGCTTTTAGTACAGTTATTATACGCATAGTTAATAAAGCGGCACTAACTAGGTCATCTGTTTCACCCGGTTTTGCTTTATAGCTAGATCCTGCCGCAACAAAGCCTTTAAGTTCTGTAATAAACAATTTACTGTTCACTTTCATTCTATCATTTTCTATCATAGTTTTTAATTTAGCACAAGCACTAATTTTACTTATATGTGTTGTATTAAATCCTCTACGAAATTTACGTATATGTCCTTTTTTAATAGGCTCACTAACAAACATACCTGGTATATTTTCTTCACCAAAGTCATTAACTACAATTAGAGCTCCCTCACCAATAGCGTTATTTTCTATACTCCAGTAAATGTTACGTCCGTCAGATTGACATTTTTCTTGAATATAAATGCAAATATCTTTCATAATCCTAACTTGGGTAGGTATAGCAGTTGTATTATGTCTCCACTCACCTATTTGTTTATAAGTAGGTAGTTCAAGTATCTGAATAGCCGCATAATCGCCACCAGTACCCATTGAAGGATCCAAAGCAACTACATAAGTTTTATCTCCACTTGGTGTGCCATACCAACGTGTTTGTCCCATATTGAGTACAGGATCTACACCTTCCATTGTAGAAAGTTTAATACTATTAATAAGTGTTTCGTCATAAACTAAAAATTCACAACCATACTCACGTCTAAATCTTTCTTCACCAATACGTCCAACTTCTGCTTTTGCCCAGTTTTCATCTCTATCAGGATGAGCGTCCCATGGTGCAGTAAACCCATGAAAGCCATTAATACCAACTTCACTTTCATTACCGTTGTCGTCAAATTTATTTTGTGATTCTTTCCATATAATTGCAAATGTATCTTCGTCTGAGTTTGGTGTTGATGTAATAATTGCACGACCACCTGTTGCTAGTGTGGGTGACATTGAAGTCCAAAATTCGTCAGCAATACTTGGATTAACAAATGCAAACTCATCACAGTATAGTAATGATATTGACATACCTCTACCAGTATTACCTGTAGTAGTAGCACTTACTAGTCTACTACCGTTTTCAAATTCCATTGACCCTTTATTATAATTTGTTACTCCAGCACGAATAAAGTCTGGACATAATTCATATCCATAACGAACACGTTGCATAATTTCTTGAGCACCAGCAAATTTATGTGCGGCAATTAGTATTGTTTGATCAGGATGGAACATAGCATACCATAAAAGATATGCAGAAGCACAAGTTGTTTTACCACTTTGTCGTGGTAACATATTAACATTAAATCTATGCTCATGATAAGCATTCATTAATGTTTGTTGATATAGGTATGGTTTAAACAACATCTTACCTTCAACAGGATGTTGAATATAAAAGAATTTTTCAGCAAAATAAAGATAGCCAGTATCTTCATCCATACATTTTTTAAGATGTTCTATCTCTGCTTCACCAAACT